GCAGAACTGGTACCGACATCTGAATCGGGATAGTTGGCTGCTTTCGCTTTAACAAAAAGATAATATGTGCCCGGGGTCAAAGTATTAACGCTTGTAAATGTTGTGCTAGTCTGAGTAGTTGTTACACTATTAAACGTCACATCATAACTTGTAGCGTTTGTAACTGCACTCCATGTAAATGATACTTGATTGACTGAACCGGTGGCCGCCGTAAACGAAGGTGTAGAGAGTTTAGCATTTGTTACGATTATATTACCAGATGTAGCAGCATCTGAGTTAGTGTAGTTTGCGGCCTTGGCCACAACACTCAAAGAGTAAGTCCCTGCGGCAACGCCCGATGCGATGTTAAATGTAAGACCAGTTTGAGTTGTAGTATTGCCATTAAACGTCACATCATAACTTGTAGCATTAGAGACTGCAGTCCATGCGAAAGATACCGAGTTAACACCACCAGCTACTACTGAATATAGCGGGGTCGCTAATTTAGGTGAGGTTACATTGACAGTGGTGGATACACCGGCATCTGAACTCGTGAAGCCAGTTGCTTTAGCCACTACAGATAAGGCATATAAACCGGCATTGACTCCACTTGTTCTAGCAAATGTCGTGCTTGTTTGATTTGTGGTAGTGCCGTTGAATGTAACATCATAACTTGTGGCGCTAGTAATCGCATTCCATGTAAACGAAACAGTACCTGCGCCACCCGTAGCCGCCGTAAATGTAGGTGTCCCAAGTTTTACAACACTACTCTTTCCCCACCCATCAGACATAGAAATTGTCCCTGAAGTTCTTCCAAAGAGAGCCCTGACTGCTGTATCATTCATATTGATAGCTGTATTACTTGTAAGACCTAACTCTATATTAACCTGTGATAATGAGATACTATTCGGAGAGACGGGTAATGTCATTACGTAGCTCCTCTATTTGCAATTGTTGCTCTTTTATAGCTTCAATTAATAATGGTATAATCTTCTGGTAATCTACACCAAGAAATCCATCATCTTTTTCATGAACAGCTTCCGGAATAACTTCCATTATTTCCTGAGCAATTACACCTATATCATTTCGCTTGAATAGGTCTTGATTTTGCTTAGCGTAATAGTCATCATTCCAGGTGAAAGTATATCCATTTATTTTAGATAGTTTTTCAATGGGATTTGAAATTAATACAATATTATGTTTCAATCTTTTATCTGAACCATTGTATGCCGTTATATTCGCAGTAGCAGTTATATTTCCAGTTACATATACATTCCCAGAGGCTCTGAGCGCATATGAGGGGTCGCATATATAAACTGAAGTTCGAGTAGAGCCAGGTGACATATTAAACTGACTGGCAAAGTATCCTGCGTACTGAGCGGTATCCGCTCCACTGGTGCCGTAAGAAGCATGTGAACCTAAACTAACTTGGAAAGCATTATTTCCAGCCTCTGAACTGTAAGTTACGTTAAAAGCTCTACAAAACTCATTATTTAGATAATAACCTGTTTCGCCCATACGTATTAAAGTACTGCCGTTGACGTCCGGTTTCCCATTATGACCCCAAAACATCGTTTCCATACCTACACCCGCTCTATTTACGAAATCACTCGGGTGCCTTATCTTTGCTTGGTAAGCTATCCTAACAGGTTGTTCAGCAGACCCTGCTGGATTTGCGTATACAACTGTATAGTCGCCAATAACGCTATCTCCGGCGGAAAATAATAAGTTATTAGTATTTGAATACGTTCTAAACTCATGACTAGTTCTATCTTCATTAATAGTTAACCGTTCTCCCGTTCCAGATGTAGATTTTAACTCTCCTGTAAATGTTGTTATGGCCTCTAGGCTGCCAACTTTAAATAAACTAAGATAAGGTACACCCCACACTGTATTTTGGTAGTCTCCATTTGGCTGATATATCGCATCAGTCTGCCATTGCTTCTCCCCAGTAGCTACAGTATAAGGTGTTTCTGACCAAGTTATAATATTCCAAAACAAATCGTAGGCTATTGCTGGCAATGCGCCATCTGTAGACGCCATAGGTGTTTGAGGCTCATAACCAGTATATAGTTGTTTGTAGTATAACCTTTTTGCAGTTTTACCTGATGGACCTGGAACTGTAGAAGGACTACCATCGATACCATCTTTCATACTGACTACAGGTGTTGTCCATCCTGTAACTGCAATATTACCTACATAGCCTGCACGCGCAGATACAACCGCCCTTGAGGTATAAACTGGGGTAGTTCCTGCGGGTATTGCGTAACTCCATGTCGCTCCCGTCGAAGTTGGCATGGTCACCAGAGTATTCCCACTACTAAAACTGTATAAACCTCCGGAAGGAGTAGTAGATGGCGCCCCTCTTGTATAAATGGTAATTTCCGCAATACTTGATCCTTCAATCTTAATTGGAGTATTCCATGTAAAACTACTCGCGCCTAATAGTTTATAGCCAACGGATGACCACATCGGCTCTGTGCTATCAGGCACTAGATCGACATTAGAATACCAATTAGCCGGTGCGCCTACAACAGAGGGCGCTGCTGCACTTCGTCTAAAAATAATATCTACTGAATCGCCTGTATCGCCTTTTATAGATAAGCCTTGATCTCCTTTCTCGCCTTTAATTTTAGAAGGGGTAGACCATGTACCATATGATAATACAACTCCTGTGGCACTTAAAGTATTCACTTGCTGGCTCATCCAAATTGTCGTTGTATCAGGAATAGGCCCCCACCCTGTGGCAGTCTGCGTAGATGATGCTGGAAGCGTTGGAGCATTTGTAGCAGAACTATAAGTAAAGCGTATAGTACCACTAGTGCCATCTTTTGAGATTGCAACAGGAAATGACCATACAGCTGAATGCGGAGGTAAGCCATCACTAGTGAAGATTCTGGTTGCCATATATAATTGATCGGTACCAGCAGGCACCCCATCCGACCAACCTGTAGCAGCTGGACTGCTAAATGTACCACCTGCAGGTCTATCAACCAATGGGGTTGCACTTCGGTTGAAGCATATCCCATTAACTTGGCCTTGCCCTACTGCACCTGGAGAACCATTCTCTCCTCTTATCTTAACAATTGATACTGTTGCTTCACCATTTGCTGTGACGGTGGTTCGCATGTATTGATCTAATGGTACACCAATTGGATGCCAGTTTGTAGAACCGTCTACACTAAACTCTAGTTTTGTATCTGATGTAGAGACCAATTCAGTAGGTGTTTTCCATACTAGCGCTTGAGGTGATTCTCCATCACTTGTAAATAAACGACTACTCATCCATACTGTCAGGTTGGTGCCATTGTCTTCCGGTATGCCATCAGACCAGCCGGAAGGTACAGGTAGTAAGAAAGAGCCGTCTGTTGGTGTATCAGGTTTTAAAATACTACGTTTAAATATAGTACTGGTAAATGAAGTTGTTTTTAATTGAGTGAACGGAATTGTTAATGAATCGCTCATTATTGAAAATGTCGTCGCGTCTACAACTTTTACACTCGTAGCCATTGAAGCATTCGTAGTTGATACTGTAATCGAGTTGCTCGTATCTGTCTGCACAACGCCAGCTATTGTCCACTGGTGAGTCGCCGATGCGTAAGGAGTGCTAAAAGTTATTGTTGTAGGTACCAATACTCCGATTTCACTGCGTTCTATTTTAGAAACACTAGCCGTTATCATTTTTGTATTAAATGTATTTAAATTTAATACTAGATCACTTTCAACAAGATCAGAATACGTCCCGTCAGCTCTATAACCCCTAACTGCAAAAACAGTACTAATGTATGGAATAATTTGGTTAATGCTATATGTTGTCGCTTTAATGTCTGATGCGAGTAATACAAAAGTGGCCACACCCTGTGTTTCGTATCTAGCATAATATAAGTCATAACTCACTGTTAATGAATCATTTGTAGTCCATTTTACTTCGCCCAGTGCAGTACTTTTTGGATCATAATAAGGCGTATAAACAGGCTTAGAAGGGGTAGGTACAACAGTGCTCGTTACAGGGACACTGACAGTAGGCGCTAAAAATTCAGTAATATCTGAATTTAAGACAGGCGCATATACAGCAGATACTTTACATATATTATTAATATCAATTTCAACTTGTAAAATTCTTAGCCTAGTCGGAACTGAATTAGTTATTGTTTTACTTGTAAGCGTTACAATATCTCCAGGCTCTAATAGCTTATTAGTTATAATATAACTAAAAGATATTGCATAAGTGTCTCTACTTTTCTCAACAGTGTACTTAGCTAATAACGCTGCATGGTAGTAGTCAGTTATACCTGAAGCCGATATTTCATTTGAAGATAGTATATAACCGTCTTGCGAAAGGAGTGTATTGTATTTCCCTGAGTCACTCGGCACTGCAATGAAATCGGTATAAGTTTCATCTGCACTGTTCCAAATCTGGGCACCGCTCGTAGCTTGTGATAACGTACCTGCCATGCCAAATAAAGCAGCACCCGTACATTCGACTGTTATGGAATATCTGCCTGCGGTCAAAGCCTTCACGCTACTTGTATACAACCCATTTGAAGCGTATCCATCGACAATCATGACACTGGTTTCGAGATTCACCATCCTTACACGGTGATTGGAGTCTCCAGATGCAATTCTCAATCTATAATCATCAGCCAACGCTGTAGGTATATAAATCTTGTAAACAAATGTAAACCCAGCGGATTCGCCAGACCATACGGCATAATTGTTTAAAAGAGTTGGCCCTACGTTTGCACCATTATTTTCCTCACCCCAGTTAGTGCGGGTGGATCGACTGTATCTAAAAGGTCCAACACCTCTATAGGGCGCTGAATCGGTAATTTTAGGTGGCCATGATACTTTCTCTTCTACAAATTCTGCTGATTCATTTTTAAAAGTGACTGTACAATAGTTATATTTAGAAGATGACGGTGGAAAGGATTTAAGCACTTCTTGTGATAGCACTAAATCGCTATCTGTTATTGTGACACCTGTAGGATTATCTAAGAGTAGTTTATATTTACCCCCAGACCAGACTAAAGAAGCTTCCGGCATAGATAGCAAAATAGACTTTACATTTTCTGAAATAGATTTAGAAGTATCTAGTACAATATTACATTCATACTTACGTAAGGGTTCTGTAACTGACGGTGCCGCATTATAAGGAGCAACTAAAGTATTACCTAGTTGAGTAGGGTTGTAAAATTTGCCACTTCTTGCAGACATGACTTTCATATCAGCATTTGCAATGACTTGATCACAAACAGCTGCAGTCTCTCTAAATGAATTCAAATCTAACATAGATTCTGTTATTCTCAAAGAATCGTCCAAGCTGCCACAATCTAGCAAATAATCCAATAGCACCCAAGCTGGGTTATTAGAATACACCCTAGTAGGCAAAATTGCTGTATTGCCCGGGTTCAATGTTGTTCTTATTTTTCGACCTTCGATAAGAAACTTAACCTTTGGAACGGAAGTGAACTGTGGATTCATTGCATTCAATTTAAACGCACAAGAAGCATACGCAATATTAGTAAATGCTGCTGCCTTACGTCTAGGTTGATTTGCAGTCATGACTGCGTCTGTCCCGCCATTTGTATGTATATCAATCCTAAGAGCAGACTGATTAGAATGTTTGCTATCCCATTTACTTCTTGCGCTACCTCCTAAGTCGGGAGATGAGATGTATTTATCATCAACAAGACATTCTACAACACGGTTGATATCACCCCTTGCGATAGTATACTGTGCATATAGTAAATCTGATACTGCATCAGTTGGATATGTAGTGTCTAATTTAAGTGCCGATTGTGCAGGCACTATTAGAGATGATGTGATTGTTTTTGTAGCATCTGTTGGATCTATAGTTACGACAGATAACGAAGATGCTGGAATGGCAGACGGACCAGCTTGAAAAGTTTGTTGACTATTAACTGTGACACCTGTCATTGTAAATTTCTTTGTAGTGTCTGCATATACTAATGTCCCTTCGACAAGACCTCTACCATATACTAAAGGTAAGTATCCTGTTACCATCTTAGCTTCAGGTGTTATACCAGTTGTCTTTTCAGGCGGCTCAGGCTTAGTCCATTCTTCATAGATTGCCCAAAGTATAAGACCTGTTTTAACAATATCAGAAAATGTTATCATTATTTCTTACCCCATTGAAGCATTAGTTTAGAAACATCATCTTGCGATCTTTCAAAGCAAGTGTCGCCTACTGCAGGTGGATAGTCCTTGCTAATGTGCCATCCCGCAACTGAATCAAGGACATACATAGGACTTGCGCATGTGAGTTTAATTAAGGATTCTCCAATAGCATCTGTTTTCAAATAGGAATCAATTCCTGAGATAACACCTTTATATGCAATTACAATTGTTACATCACTATCAGTGACATATACATTTTTAACAGTTACCGGCATTCCATTTGAGAAACTGCTTAAAGAAGAGTTAGCTAACTCTATCCCGTATGTAACCTGTTTTATATCTGAAACAACTATAGGTGATACAGAAACTAGTCGAGAATCAGCAAGGTAAACAACACCCTCTACCGTCTCATTTTTATAACTAGAAGTCGTATTTATACTTCCTATGGTTGCAATAACGAACATATCTTTTAATGTTCCTGTCGCAAAATTTCTCATAACGCCTCTATCAATTTAACTTGGCCTGTGGTCATCATAATACCATCGCTGTACACCATGCCTGAGATAACATCTGTATCGTACTTGGCATTCATTTCTACTTCTGTATATTTTACAGCCGTTGTAGTAGTTATTGGCAATCGTAACTCTGGAAATATTACCAAAGAAGTCGTATGGCTAACCACCATATAAACCTTTGGATCAATACCGAAAGTTATAAAGAGACCTACTGGCAATTTTTTATTAGTATTAGAAACAATTGGTAGACTAGTTACACCAGCAAGCGCTGCGCCAACTGTCAATTCCGTTTCTGAGTCAATAAAATAAGACTTAGGTTCACTATGTCCAGGATTCCCAGGAATTAAAGTTGTAACAGTTAATGTCTTTGCTACTGCATCTGTAGATGTTATTATTCCAACACCAATTATACTTTTATTAAGGACACTTACATAATTAAAATTAGATGGGGTTACTACTGTAAACACATTACCATTTTCTTTATTTAGTGTTGCTGTTATTTCTAATGGTTTTTCTATTTGTAATTGTGCCCCATAATTCTGAGGCATTTTAATTTTAAAACTTTCGGATGACCCTTTAGTTACTAGATGTGCAAATAAATCGTTAGCAGTACCAACGAGGGGTTCAAGATTTGCATCTATCTCCCAACGTTGGACATTACGTTTTACCGAAACTCTAGATAATGAAAGGGTATCCGAACTAAATACTGGTTGATTACTTTTAACTGTTAATGGTGCAATAAATTTAGCAATCAATGCAGTACCGTTCAGGATACCGTATGACATATTAACCTCTATAATTACGCTCACGATTGTACTGATTCACACCAGCCGCGATTTGCGGTAGCATTTGTGAAATCTCAGCACGTGTTTGGCGAGAAATATCGCCTGTTATATTCATATTAATAACACTATTATTAGTAATAGTATTTGTCGTACTATTAGCTTTTGATGCAGTTGGTACGGCCATAATAGGAGAAGCTGCAGATGAAATAGTTGCACCTGAATTAATAGCTTCAAGTAATTGTCTATTTCTTGCAGTCGATGCTGCATTAATTACAAACTCACCGTTAGATAACATTGTAGGAATAGAATCAGAAGTTCCTGTTCCCGGCCCTTTAACTAAACCGCCTGTAGCCATGCCCATAACTGAGCTGAATAACCATCCAGTTAACAAACTTGTTACTGTCTGTTGAGCAGCTGGAGTAACAATAGATGCGATGGTTCCAACAGGGTCATTGGTAAATGCTGAGAATATTGCCTCAACCATTGGAGTGATATCTGTCATTTGGTTATCACTAAATCCAAAATCATTTTTCCATCCAGCATCCCAGTTAGATGATAACCCCTGTCCTTGCGAATCCTTAGCAAGAGTAATTAGTGGATTTTCATCTGCTTCCCAATCTTTTAATAACTTACCAGAACCTATAGACAACATTGGAACTTTAGTAATAGGATCATTTCCAAAATTAAATAACGAAGGTGTTACTGGTTTAGAAATAGCTAATGGTTTGTAACCTTTGAAAGTTTCATAATCATCATGTTGTTCTGCTGTTAAAATTTCAGGCTTATCAGATAATCCTACCCAGCTTAACATACGATCCCAAATACCGAATTCAGGATTAGGGTATGTAGATTGGTCTAATACTTCTACGCCTGATAGCATTGGTGCTATCATATCCTTGCCCCAGTCGCTTACTAACTTGCCATTTAAGGATTTTGCAAGACTTGAAAAATCAATATTCTCTAATAACGCACTTGTTGTAGTACTATCTAGTACATTATCTGGCGCTAAATCATCAATGATCTTATTTGATACCACAGGGTCTGAAAATACTTTTGGATAAAATTTTGATAATACATCTTTAGATGGAGAAGTTAAGAAGTTCAATACAGGCGGAACATCTGCATTAGCGCCTGCATTTGGAATGATCCAATTCAAAGCTTTGTCAAACATCGAAGGAGGTGCTAATTTATTAAAATCTTGACCATTTTGTTGTAATACCCATTCAGCACCAAGTCTCTGAGCTTCTGTCATAGGCTTCCCAGATCTAACATACTGCATAAGATTATTTAATTGGCTTTGAGCCATCTTTGCGTCAAAATCTGATAAACCAATTTTAGAATCATTTGGAAAATATCCAGTATTTAAAGGCTGGTTAGTAAGATTCTTTAGAGTAAACTGCTTCCCAATTGAACTACTAAAATCGCCGGCTAGCTCATCTACGCCAAAAGGAAAACTGTTAACAGGAATATTAGGCAATGCTGCCATTACATCCGGAATACTGTTGACAGCGATAGATTGAGCATACCCATCTGCAGTTAAACTTTTATAATAGTCTTGCATTGTAATTGCAACATCAACACCTGACTTATAAATCTTACTTGCAAGATCTGCTATTAGTTGACTGCCATCTGTACCAAACTTTTTAATACCAGCAGGAGTTAAATTCTTAGTGATTGTATCCATTATACTGGTATTTGGCTTATTAGTACCAAATTTTGATAAATCAATTTTGACAGCTTTTGAGTAATCTACTAAATCTGATGTTTTAGGTTGCATCCAATCACTGACTTTAGATTTTCCAGTAGCTACATTTGAAATCAATTTAGCTGTTAAACGGTTGGTGGTGTCTTCTGATACCTTTATTTTTGGTAATTCCCACTTGCCTGCTTTATTCAACTCTAACATAGGCTTATCTGTAGGAATTCTCTCTGTTACGAGATCACCTGCAGCACTAGTAAGGCCTAAGACAGTCTCACGCATCTTTGTACCATTTGCTACAGCTTCTTCAGTGTAATTGTACATTCCACTGTTTTTCTCTAATGCCCAACTACCTGTACCTAGTTGGCCGTCTTTAAGCAAACTGGCCATAACATTAGAAGGAATTTGGAACCCATTTAAGCCTACAGCACTTTTAGTAGATCCCGCAACAACTTTACTTAGAATATTAGAATCGACTAATCCTTGGTGAATTGCTTTGATATCATCATCTGAATATGGAGATCCATCTGCTTTCAAAGGTAACTCAAAAGCTTTTTCTGTAGCTTCTAATATTTTTTGAACTTGAGCGTTAGGCTTAGGTTGTACTGCTGTGCCTAAATAATTATTAGAAGCGTCAGGATGGTATGTATTGATTAAATCTAAAGCCTTTTGTCCGAAATAATCTTCCCAATAGTTTATAGAAGAATGACCAGATACACTTGAAGTTTTTGCAAGTTCTTTTTCATAATGAGTTGAACCTTTGGTGTTTTGCCAGAAAACTGCTGCATCTGCTAACGGATTTTCACTTTTTGCTAATAATTCAGAATATTGCTTATTTTGTAATCCTATTTTAGCTAATGCAGTGGCATTATTCATACCAGCTGGCCATACATATCCATCAATGCTGTCATTCAAATTGAATAATGATGATGCACCTGTTCCTGCAAAAATGCCTAATGTACCTAAATTTGGTTTAAACTTTTTAAGCGTATTTTGGGATTCTTCATTATACGCACTTATCACAGGAAAGGAAGCTTCTCTGACAGCATCCATTTGTGCAACTGTTGTGTTATCAAAGAATTGTGTATTCCCTAAATAGCCTGAATTTTCAATTAACTTATTTACTTCTGATTGAGTTCTCCAAGGTCCTAAAGAACCTTTGGCAGGTTCAAAAGCTTTAGTTTTAGGATTTTGATTGAATACACGCAGTAAACCTTTACCTGTTTGCTTATCAGCAATAGAATCAAATCGTCTAAGGTTTAAATAGTTATGCGCTCTAATTGCAGCCATATCTTCTACTGACATAGAAGGATCATTAGGCAACAGAATACCTGTACCAAACCAATTACTATCATCATTTAAGAGATTAGGAACTTGTCTAGCGCCATTATCACTTAATATGAACTTAGTAGTCATATCAGTAGGTTTTATATCCGAGTATCCGATAGCTTCGCCTTGCTTTCCAAAAGTATACCTTAACTGCTCCATAGTATACTGAGATGTGCCAGCTATAGGCGTTTCAGAAATATCAGGAGTCCAATCAGACATTTCTCCAGTATTATCCCAAGAGTATTTCCCTAGCGCTGTCCTAACTAATTGGCCTGCACCACTAATGCCCTTCATCATTAATTTATTGAAAGCAGCTATATTATAACTCTTACCATTATAAGCAACAGAAGAATTTGAAGGCAATCCTGATGTAAATGCAGAACCTAATGAATCCATTATAGGCGCATATTCAGATTTCCAGTAATGTCCTGTTGGATTTCCAGCAGCATCATAGGTCTTTAGTTTACCAATTGCATCAAAGAAACCTTTGTTACTAGTCGTAGAATATTTTCCAGTTTCAATACCTTTCGCATAATCACCTAGATTAACACCTTCTGGCATTCCTTTCCCAAAAGTACCAGCTCTAATTTGATTCAGTACATCAGCATACTCAGCAGTTTGCTTAGCAGGAATAATATACTCACCATTCGAAATTCTAATAACATTAGAATCAGAGGTACCTGTCCCTGAGCCTTGGAATATACCACCACCTATTTTTGCATCAGCGTTAGGCGTACCTGTTACACCACCTGTTTTAAAGATACTTGAAATAAATTTACTAAAATCTAATTTATCTAAGCTTTTAAACCCAGCTGCAACCCAATCCCACACAGCGCCACCGACAACTTTAGCTTGGTTCACCCAACTACTAGGTTCGAAAGCTGGCATCTCAAAGTCTCTAAACCACTGGGTTAGGCTATCGCCTACTGTAGTGCCCATGTCGACAACACCACCCCATGTGAATGTGGCTAAATCTTTAATTTTACTTCCTACCGTTGCCGAAAGATCTGTAGCTGTTGACCACAACCAATTACCTTTTGTGGTGACAAAACTTGTAAGAGCTGTCCCAATATCCACAGCATTTGTCCAAACCCAATTAGCACCTTTGGCTAAGAATGCTTTAATATTCGCGCCAACATCTATTGCCTTTGCCCATGCCCAGTTTGCAGACTTATCAATAAACGCAGTAATACCCGCACCAAGGTCTGTTGCTGTTGTCCATGTCCAATTTGCAGCTTTGCTAAGATAAGTTTTTAAGCTTGTTCCAATGTCTGCAGTACCGTTCCAGATTATTTTACTTGTATCTGAGATGACCGCAGCAGTGCTGCTGACAACCTGCTTACCTACATCCAAAGTCCCAGTTATAAAGCTACCGGCCTTTGTTGTAAACCATGAACCAAGACTGCTGGAAATATCTGCAATACCTGACCATGTTATATTAGCCGCAGTGCCTAGCCAGCTTGTAACACTTTTACTTATATCTACAGTACTAGTCCATGCCCATTTTGCAATAGTTGGAACAGCCTTACTAACGCTATCACCTATATCTACTGCTGTTGACCATAACCAATTTCCTGCAGTTTTAAGATATGTACCTACACTTACAGAAATATCTGCACCTGTATTCCAAACCCAATTACCTGCTTTCGATAAATAAGTTTTGAGACTTTCCCCTATCTCTGCAGCTCCAGACCAAACGATATTAGATGCAGTGCCTAGCCATGTTTTTAAATTGGCGCTAATATCAACAATTCCTGACCATGCAATTTTCCCAGTTTCAGCTAACGTTGAACCGACTGTATTTACAACTTGTGAACCGACATCTAAAGTACCAGTAATAAAACTACCGGCCTTTGTTGTAAACCACGCACTAAGGCTTGTAGAAATATCAGCAAGACCTGACCATGTAATATTGGCAGCAGTTCCTAACCAGTCGGTGACACTTTTACTTACATCTACAGCTTTTGTCCATGTCCAATTACCTGCAGTACCTATCCAAGTACCAATGCTTGAACTAACATCTGCAATACCTGACCATGTTATATTTGCTGTCTCTTTTAACCATGCTGTAAGACTTGAGCTGATATCTACAATACCTGACCATGCGACTTTTCCAGTCTCAGCTAGTGTTGCTCCTGTATCAGTTAACACTTGCCCAGCATTTGTAAAGAGAGTTGATGCATTAGTACTGATCCAGCTCCCTAGTTTTGTTCCAATATCTACGGTGCCTGTCCAAAACTTGCTACTTGTTGTGTCTATCCAGTCACCGATTTTTGTACCTACTGCTACTGTCCCTGTCCAAAAGTCAGAAGCTTTTGTGGTAATCCAATCTCCAGCTTTCGTACCTAAAGCTACAGTACCTCCCCAAAAGTTATTGGCACTTGTACCTATCCAATCCCCAACTTTTGTACCTAATGCTACAGTACCTGTCCAGAATTTACTAGTGGTTGTACCTATCCAATCTCCAGCTTTCGTACCTAAATCTATAGAGCCTTTCCAAAAGTTATTTGCGGCTGTTTCTATCCAAGTTTTTGCGCTGTCAGCCAAATCAATAGCACTTGTCCACGCCCATGTGATTCCTTTACCAATATCGGCACCAAGATTTACAGTACCTTTCCAAAGCGTTGCAGCGTTTGTAGTGACCCAAGTACCAATACTGGCGCTAATATCTACAGCAGTATTCCATGCCCATTTAGCATTATCTGTAAAGAACCCGCCAACCTTAGCGCCAACATCTACAATACCGGTCCATGCCCATTTAGTGGTGTCTGTAAAGAAATTCCCAACCTTCTTACCGACATCTATAATACCATCCCATGCCCATTTAGTGGTGTCTGTAAAGAAATTCCCAACCTTTTTGCCAACATCTACAATACCGGTCCATACCCATTTAGTGGTGTCTGTAAAGAAATCCCCAACCTTCTTACCAACATCGATAACACCGTCCCATACTAATTTTGCATTTTTCGAAATAGAGTCTCCAAGTGCAGCACCAACATCAATAATGCCACTCCATGCCCATTTAGTGGTGTCTAAAAAGAAATCTCCAACCTTCTTACCGACATCTATAATGCCACTCCATGCCCACTTTCCAGTATCCGCAAAGAATGTACCGACCTTTTTACCGACATCTACAATACCATCCCATGCCCATTTAGTGGTATCTGAGAAGAAATCTCCAACCTTAGAGCCGACATCTACAAGATTAGTCCATGCCCACTTTCTAGCGTCTGCAAAGAATGTACCAACTTTCGATCCAACATCAATTAAGCTATTCCATGCCCATTTAGCACTGTCTGTAAAGAATGCACCGACTTTAGTACTTACGTCAATTAAACCATTCCATGCCCACTTTCCTGCGTTTGCAAAGAATGCACCGACTTTAGTACTTACGTCAACAAGACCGCTCCATGCCCATTTAGTGGTATCTGAGAAGAAATCTTCAACCTTAGAACCGACATCAACGATACCATTCCAAGCCCACTTTGCATTCTTCGAAATGAAATCTCCAATTGCAGTACTAACATCAACGATGCCATTCCATGCCCATTTAGCACTGTCCGAAAAGAATGTACCGACTTTAGAGCCAACATCAATAAGACCGTTCCATGCCCATTTCCCGGTATCTGAAAAGAATTTAAGAACTTGCTTACCGACATCAACACCAACACCAGTTAAAGATGTAACAGGGGTACTACCGCCTGCGGCTGCAGCTAACTTATCCCAAAGACTTGACCCTTTAGCTGCTGAATCAGATAAATCAGTTGCTGACTTATTTAATTTAAATGCAGAAGTATCTAGAATTTCGGTATCAATAGTTACATTGGTTTGAGTAGGTTTTTCTAAGACAGGGATATTAGAGAATAAAGGACTTCTTGTTTCTGCATTAGCAATCTTATTTACCATACCACCTAATGCAAACTTAGGAAGTTTATCATTATTAATAGCATTAATCAAATTACCATATTTAGCAGTTGATTTAGCATTTATAACAAATTCACCATTGGATAATTTAGCCATTATCGAATCAGATGTACCAGTTCCCGGGCCTACTATCGGACCGCCCTCTGCAAAGCCAAAGAAATTACCAACATCATTTTTAAAGAAACTGCCGACACTCTTAGAGAAATTACTAGTTGCAGCAGAAGCAGTAGTAACTCCTGGAATAGAATTAATACCCTTATCAAACATCTTAAAGATGCCTTCACCAAGGCCTGATGCCATGTTTTCAACAGCACCGCCTTTACCAAAGCCTAATGAATTAGTTACACCAGTAGAAAAAGAGTTAATAGTAGAGTCGATTAAATTTTGTTTGAGTTTAGAAGCAAAGGTTTGGAATGCATTTTGTCCACTATCTTTTTCGCCACGTAACAACCCTTTAAATGCGTCTGTAAAGCCAGTAGTTAATGTGCTAGAAAAGGCCTTTCCAGCGTCTCTTGCTGCTCTAATACTAGCCGCTGCAACTTCTGACTTGTCCCCCATATCCTTGATATCATCGCCAAGACTAAGAATTTTACCTGCTGTATCAACAGTTGATTTACCTGCTTTTGCGTCAACAGCCATTTGATATTCTAAATCAGCTTGTTGATGGACTAATATGCCTGTTTTAACCTTATCTTCTTCTGTCATAAGATCAATATTTTCAGCGCTTAATCCGCTATATTCTCTAAGGAATGCTGTAATATTTCCTGTAGAAGCTTTACGGAATGCATCCATTTCTTTTAAGGTAGTAGGCATTGTGTTTGCAGCCAGACCTTTATTAGTACCTTCGACACCTGCAGATGCATTTAGTCTATCTTGGAGAAACTGCTCAGTAGGTTTACCAGCTTTAATTGCAGCATCTATATCAGCTTTTAATTGATTAATTTTACCGGCAACAGTTAATGCATAATTCTTAAGCTCAGTATTCATACCTAAGAATGCGTCTTCAGTAAAGCCAGCTTCAGTTATTAAAGTCTTTTGTGTTTCACGACCTAATGCGCCACCTGCTTTAACTAAATCAGCATTAGCAGTGTTTAATGTTTCTTGATTATTAGCCGCTATCTTATATGTTTCAATCCATAATTGAAACGCAGAAGCCATTTCATCTTTTACTGTATTAGCTTTTAATGCAACAGTATTTAATGTTCCATCAACTTTAGTTACTGGGGCAGATGTATCAGCAACAGGAGCGCCCTTAAGATACCCATACACATCCCTAAATCTGGAAATTTGATTTTGGGTCTCTGTATTATTATAGCTATTGCCAAAGCCTACATTATAACCGCCTGCAGTCATTGCAAGATCTTCGTTATTTCTTTTCAATCCTGACTTATAGTATTTAGCACCTGCAAATATATTTTCACGAGCATCTGTATAGTCATTAAGCTTATGCCATCTAGGCACTAATTGCATAACACCAATAGCACCTTTATCACTTACAGCATCTTTCTTTAATCTGCTTTCAACAATTCCTAATGCTTTTAAAGCTATCCAATCAACATTGTATTTAGTTGCCGCTTCTTTGAAGATTGCATCATATGTTGAATTATTTAGTTCTTTGGCACTGAATCCTTCTGGGACTGCCATGCTTGACGCTTTTGGCATCGGTGCCAGCTCTGACTGCGGAATAGCTGTTTGTGGGGACTCTGCGGTACCGCCTGTGGCCGGCTTTCCTGCAATTAGGTCAGTGACAGCCCCACGAAATTCTGAGGCACCTGACTTGATATCTGCGCCAGCTGTGAGAAGCATTTCAGAGAAACTTTGAGGTGGTGTCAATTTGCCAGCAATGTTTAAATTAGCAAACTCTTTACCAAATCGCGATTCCATTCCAGATAGGATATCCTTAATCGGCATACCACCTTTAAGTTTATCTGTTGCAAAATTATACATTTCACCTGACATAGAGTCCATCTTTTGCAATGCTTCAGCAAAATAAATTGTATCTGCACGATTCTTAAGCTCTACCTTTTGTGTAGTTGGTAATGCAGCATATTGAGATGCATTGATATTTAAATCAGGTAATCCCGATTTGATTTTCTCAAATGAAGAAGTAAACCCGTCTGTTATAGTCTCCTTAAGGCGCGTCTTCATATCTACGAAGAAACCTAAGAATGACGTATGAGATTTTAGATTTTCAAAGCTAGTTGCAAGTGCTTCAGTTGAAGAAGTCATATCAGACTCTTTCATAGCTTCTTCTAATGCAGTTTTATATTGTGTAGCAGTACCTGATAATTGTGCCCATAATTTAGAGGGCAACCCTGCCATCAACGCTGTAGACATATTAGAGCCAAAAACTTCATTTACTGTAGAAGTTTTCGAAGTAAGATCTGCAAAACCTGCTTTGATCTCTTCTCTGCGTTTCTCAGCTTTAGCTAATTCTATGCTAAGTGTTTTAATTTTACCAGTATCATTACCTGCTAGTTTAATATCAGAGTTTAGATTAAAGATTTGCTTATCAACACTATCAATTTCTTTCAACAAGTCTACACTGACTGCCCTAAACTTACGAGGAGCATCTAGCCCAAATTCTGGGAATTGAATCTCTCTGTGCGCTATCGCAGCTTCTGCTCGAGCTAATTCATCTTCATAATTATTTATTAATCCTTGTGGATCTCCACCTGCAATTTTATATTTACCATCTCTAAGATCTTGAATAGCATTCTTAAGTCTAGCAATGTTAGTAGCCGCCTTATCAGCGTCGGCTCTTCCAAAATCTTTAAACACTTGTTGATAGTTAATGCCTGATGTTTCAATATCTTTTAAACCTTGCAAAGCTTTGGCAAATGGATCAGTATCTTGAAATCTTTTAGTATCGGCAGCAAGTTGAACCATCCATAAATCTATATTCTCTAAATCGTATTTTCGCTCTTCAAGACGTTTATTATAATTATCAGCTGCCGTTGCATTTTCTCTTTCAACCTTAATCCATTCAGCAGTATCTTTTAAAAATGGATTAGGTTTATCTTCAGGTTTGGTTAAAGTAGCTTCTATATTTGCCCTAGCTGCTACTACTTTTAATGCAAACCTATTCAACGATTCTGCAGTAACCTTATCATCAATAGGGATAATAAGAGGCTCTTTAAGTGCAGGTGGTAAAAATGAACTCAAATCTCTTGTAGTAGCCTTAGGTAAAAGAGAAAATTTATTAGGCGCCCCTAACATATTTAATGCAGGGATATCATATATTGAAGGCGTTTTGATAAATGCAGGGTTTACAGATTTAAATGGAACTTGCTCAGGAGCATTTACTTCTTTTATATTTAAATCACGAGGAGGACTTTGGACACCTCTTTGCACATTAGTCCTTAAATCATTACCCACAAGCGCACGACTAATTCTTTCAGGTGATGTAGTCATCATCTGCCCGTAAGTAGCCTGCTTGATATCAAGAGTTGCTTTTTCATTTACAAAACGTAATGCTTCTACACCTCTAATTCCAAGCTTCTCTATATTTTTGGCTAAAGCTACTGGACCAATTGTTGCAGTATCAGCTGCCATTTCTTGTGCAAGTTTAGCTTCTCTTTCAACAGCTCTTAATGTAGATAAAGTTGCGTTTCGATCTTTAGTACTGAACGTATGATCGAGATGGTCTTTTAATCTTTTAGCTTCTAACCCTAATTGTTGCAATCTTGAAATTGCAGCATTATTTTCAGATTCAGGTAATATATCATTAGCGGTTATACTTACATTAGCATCTTTTAAATTACCTACTAATGAACTTACAAGATTAGTGTATATTTGTTCATCTGCAAGCGCTTTTGCAATTTCTTTTGCACGTGATACGAATTTGCCTAAGGCATCTACTGATTTTTCAAAATAAGAGATATCAACTTTTAAATCTGGACTGCCTAAAAGATTCTGCATAGACATAGAACTCAGATCTTCATTTATCTTTGTTGTATATTTATATACATCATTACTTGCAACTGCAAGACTCATTTTGAAATTTTCATCAAGACCGGGCAATTCACCTAATTTAACAGCTTCATCCGCCATTGCCTTAAGTTCAAAAATACGTGCTTTTACTGCATCTTGCTCAGGTGTCAAGTACGCAGTACTCATAGTCATTTCACGTGCAGAAATTGTTCCGCTTGCTTTTGAACCTTTCCGCGTAGGTAGAGATAATGAGTCTGCGCCACCAAACACTTCATCAAGACGAGTTGACCGCTCCACTGTAAAATTCTTAAAAAGATCTACAGTTTTCTGCATATTGAACCTAGATGCTCGCATTGCTTCTGCAGCTTTCTTATTTAATACTTCAGCTGCTTTCTCTGCATCTTTTTGTAAAGCTGATTTATCACCAGAACCGCCTTTATCCTCAGCATTCTTTAAAGCTTCCATAGAAGATTTAAATGTTTCTTGAGCCTTGGTGTATCTCTCAAATATCTGAGGATCTTCAATATTAGACTCATCAATTAGCCTTGCATCATACTTAAGAGAAATTCCATATTGAGTAGCAGTGTCAGCTTCACTTTTTAGTAATCCAGTCTTTTTATCTTTTGCTGCTGAATGGATCCCAAGTATCTTTTTAACTTTTTCGTATATATCATCCAAGGCTCCCATTAATGTGCCGTTACTACCCATTAAATACATTGCAAGAATGCCGCCTGTAAGCGCAAATATATTAAAGCCTAAAAATAATCTTGGAATAAATTTTGCAATAGTGATAAAGAATGAAGTAATTTTAGGGATAACCATTGAACTGAACATCATGGCTAATCCAGCGCCAATACCTGCACCTGTTTCTCCACCAATCTTATTTCCTACATAAGCACCTGCCGCCCCTGCTGCAACGAGAGTGGTAGCGGTTGCTCCAGCACCTGCAATACCTTTAGTTAATGCGCCCTTAGCACCTAGCAATGCTCTATTAGGATTTGCCATATAATATTGCATGTAGCTTGCTTGGTTCATTGGCAATCCGCCATAACTTCCCATGCGGTTAAAATCTTTGCGTCTATCTGCTGGAGTCATTCCTGCATATTGCGCTTCAAGATCTTTTTGCAATAATTGCTTCTTTATGGCAGCATTACTAGTATATAAACTTCTATCAACATTAGCAGGAGTCAATCCTTGTGAAATCTTTGTATCTAATACGTTATTAGCAAGTTCTTTTGCTGCATTAAATCTACTACGTTGTACACCAACAACACCTGCTGCAATTGCTGGAATTAATCCACCAAAGAGTGTAGCTGCTACGTCCACGTGAGAACCACCCAGTTCGAAAGAACCCATAAAGGCTTTTCTTCCGCGTTCACCGGCCTTCTTAAACTCGTCAGTACTTTCTAAGAATGGTATACGAAATAAAACTGCAGCGCCAACACTGACTATGGCTGCCCGCCAAGTAGATATAAATTTCAGAGTATTAACCATCAGGGCTAAAGCTTTGGTCATCAATGTTATTCTATTTGTTAGACCAGTAAGGCCTCCCATTGCGCCTGCTACTTCTGCTAACCATAGGGATACAAACTTACCCCCCATTGTTTCTCTTAAAATAGCTGTTGCACGTGCCATTGCATATAATTCAGCTGTATATAGTTTAAGTCTTGGAACAAATTTGTCTGGACTAGTTCTGGCAAGTATTTCACCTTTTTCTTTTACAGTATCAAATACTTTTGTTAAATTAGGAAACTTTTGGAATCCTTGCTGCAATACAGTTCCTGCTCCGCTTGTAATAGGCGCTGAGCTTTCTTGTAAGAATCTAGCAAACCCTCTAACTGCTGTTTGGCCTTTAGTTTCTGGACCTTTACTTGGATTAGGCTCAAAAGCGCTTCTGAACCTATCAAAACGAGATGTTCGTTCTTCTTTATAAGTTCTTTTTCTATTTCTAAGATCTGCAGCAACTGCTTCTGCCATAGTTCTATCGGACATGCCTTGTTTTAATTCAGAGCTATATTTACTGATATTAGCGCCTAAGTTCTTGACTATACTACTACCACCGATCTTACTTGCTAGCTTATCTAGAATAGGAGATGCTTGACGCATCGTATCCCACAACGCACTTACATAGAGACCTGTATAAGACTTCATGTTTAAGCCAACAGACTTTAATCCTGATGTAGCTGCAATACCTTGAAATGCAAGTAATTGATTACCTAAAGCTGCTAATGCTGCTCTAAATAATGTAATAGGGCTTAATGCTAATTGCAAATTAATCAGAGGTTTATATAGAGCTGTTAACGCCCCAGCTAGTAGTGCAATACCGCCAATAGCTACTTGGCTAGGTGTGAGACTGTCCCACATGCCTTTTAAACTTGTTGGTAAGATATCTGAAATATTTTGAATAAGATTTTTAAGACCATTAGTAATAGATAGTGATAATCTGTCATATCCGTATCCTACTTCATCTGCAATCTTTTGTAATACAGTATGGCCTGTACCACGACCTGTCATTTCTCTGAAACTAGGAACAGGAATTCTATGATACGGTTTTACAGTTTCAGCACGAGGTTTGTTTATTAAGTCTGTAGGTGGCCCTTGTGGAGCTTCTTGAATACCTCTGTAAAATGTCTCACCATTCAATGAAGGTGTCATTGTATCAGCGCTTGACATATTAGAAAATGTTAATGCACCAAGTGCTGCTACAGCTAACATAATCCATTTTACAATAGGATGCCCAAACGCGGATGCAAGAAGTGGTGATACCGCTGCAAATCTTGTTGTTGCATAGTTATAGGCACTTTCAATAGAATTATAAAAAGCTCCTAATGAAGTTGCGGGTATTCCTGTTGGTCCAAAAAGTAATCTAGAAAAGAATGTTCCCGTACCAGTGCCAGTAAATGCAGAAGCAAAACGTTCTCTCATACCTGCAAATAAATTAGCAAGTATAGAAGGATCTCTTACCATGCTGCCTAGCATTCCAAACATTCTTACAAGATTGCCTCTTATAGTACCCTCTGGAAATAGCATAGATAATTCGCGCATTACCGGATATATAATTTTAGATCTAATTGCATCAATACCGCTTGGCCCCATTAACGCTAATGCAATTAAACCGCCTTGCATATATGCATGCCCTAAAGGACTATCATAGAATACTTGATCAAACATCCCTAATTGATCAGCAACCAATGCGACCATTGCACTAGAACTTACTACATTGCCTGAACTAAAGAATGAGGATGACGCACGACTCATTGCAGTTTGTGGTCTAGACTGGTATCCAACTCCAGGAGGTAATGGTGGCCCCATTCCTACGTGTGCAGGGTTAGTCATTAAACGTGTCATATTGTGGCCAGCAACAGCAGTATTTGCCATTGTTCCACCAAAGAATGAACCAATAGAGCCTGTTACTTTGAATATTCTAGAAATTTGCTTTTCAAATATTCCTAATGTAGATAACATTTTAAGAGCGGGTCCGCCAAATAGTAATGCACCAATCAAGCCACCAGCTGTACTAAACTGAAATAGATCCAGTATCCCATATACCATGCTCGCAACAGTACCTACAATTGGGATACTCTTCAAGAAGCCTTCAACAGCACCGCCAATGAATCCTAACAGATTAGATATAATTGCAGGCAAGTCCGCTAATATTCCTAATAAAACTGTTCCAGCTACTTTGCCTGCCACTTTGCCAGCTTCTACAGAGAAGCTAACACCAAATCTTACATCAGCAAATACGTTAGCAAATGCTAGCCCTGCAGCAATAGCGGCTCTTAAGAATAAGCCACCAAGCATAGAAGTAATTCTATTTTCTGGCAGTAATAGCGATACAAAAGCTAATCCAAAAACATTAGCAAAAGCTGTTAATGAATGTTTTAATTCTTCTGGCAACCCATCAAATAAGTTTTTAGCAAAGTCTTTAGCTATTTCAATAGATTTTCTAAAATTGCCTGTTGAGATGCTGATTACAAAATCACTACGTAAGGTATCTGCGACTATGCTTCTAATTTTTCTAAAGCTACTTACAACACCGTCACCAATACTTGACAATACATTTGCAGCCATTGGTGAAATAGTTTTAACAGCTTCCAACATTTTCTGGAGATTGCTAGAAATATCTACTGTAGAAATTCTTTTAAATATGCTTATAACAACTTCATAAATTGCTTGGAATACACGAATAGTATTTCCTGCAAATTGTTTCAAACCACCGTCAGTATTATTTTTAAGACTTCTAACTGTACTGATTATTGAATCAATGGTATCTGTCCACCATGAATTACCGATAACAGCATCATATATTTTAAAGAATACTTCTATTACATTTTCACCAAATTTAGAAATAGCGCCAAAGGCCTTTTCTAATTTATTGGTTTGATTCTCAATACCGTCAAATAATTTATTTATACTCTTAGCTAAATCTTTTGCGCTGAAGCTTATATTAGTTGAACTCTCAAGATCTTTTAGTTTACCACGAATTCCTTTGATAAAGTTTCCAAAAAGTTTTTCAATGAATCTAAGACCTTGAAGAAGTCTATTGTAAACGCCAGCTGTGTCAAAAGCTTCATTAATAGAGCTTAAAGTACTTTTAATTGTAACAAATGCTTGGTATAGAGTCTTAGCTAATACTTTTAGGATTGTACCAGTGCCTTGCAAACTCTTAAATACTTTACCAATATTCTTAGCAAAAGTGTCACTCTCAAATTTAATTACTAATTCATTTTGTAAAGATCTAAAGTAACTCTTAATTCCAGCTAAAGCTTTATTGGTGTCTTGTGTTACACCGCTAAACATTTTTGCAAACTTAGTTGTTACACCAAATTTATTAAATGCTTTTTGAATCTTATCAAATACTATAATTGATTTGTTATAAAATTCGTCTAATTGTATAACAACAATATTAAATACTTTTCTAAAAGATAACGAAGGGCCTTTCATTTGGAATAGAGAAGCAAAACTATCTCTTAAACGCCCAGTAATAGTTTGTGAACGATTTGTAATGTAATCTAAGAAAGACCAGTCAGTCAATTCTTTTGTTTTATCAGAAAGATAGTTAAAGCCTTCTGATAATTTAGAAGCAATAAAATAGAATATATCATTTAATATTTTAGCAACTTTTCTATTATCAGAGGATCTGGCAATAAAACTGCTAAACAAATCGCTTACTACAAGGCCTTTTGCAATTCTAGAAAACATACTAGAAAGCGCATCAAAAAGATACACTCCCATTCTACCAATAACACGAGGAATTTCTGCACGAAAGTCAAGAATATCTGACATATATGTTTTTAAGAGATATCCTGTTTTCTTTGCAATTAAAACTTCCCCAAGCATTTGAGGTAACATTGCAAATACAGATTTTAAATTCTCTTTAAGTACTCTACCGCTTGAAAGCATTCTAGAGCCTAATACACTCAGTTGTGATTTATACACAAGGAAAGTATTTTTAAATGCTGTAATAATCATAGGAGAGTCATCTACAGACCAAATACCCTTACCTACACCTCTTTTACCAAGTGTACGTAATACAGCACCATATGCTTCATATGAGCGTACTGCAGTTTTAATATATGCATCAAAGATATATTTGGCTTCGCCAATCTCTTTCTTAACAAAAGTTGAAATGCCTAATGCGCCAAGTAATAATTTAACTTTTAAGACAATTTTCTCAAAACCAAAAATGATTGGTTCTGCAAAATCTTTCATTCTCTCTTTTATGTTAGTTATTACTCTACCAAAATTGACACCCATTTCAAAAGCATTTTTAGAAACTTCACTTAATGCATGAATAGCATCTGAAAGAAATTCCCCAAAGAAGTCTGATAATCCTAACCCTTTTTCAAATTCAGATGCAATAGACTTAATCATTTCGCCTAATTTACTAACACCCTGCGCCATTGTAGGTTTCATTACAGCAAATTCTTTATTAATTTGCTTAGCTTGATCTAACAAGGCTTTCATTACAACTGCTGTTGTTACTTGTCCTGTGGAGGCTAATTCTCTTAGTTTACCTAAACTCACATCTAAATTATCAGCGATAGCCTTAGCAATACGAGGAGTTTGTTCCATCACTGAATTTAACTCTTCACCGCGTAATGCACCAGCAGATAATCCTTGGTTTAATTGGAATAGTGCAGCATTAGCACTATCAGTAGATGCACCAGACACTGCTACAGCTTTCTGAATAGTTTCAGTAACACCTAGTAAAGTCTCCATAGAGACTCTAGTGTCTTTCATTGCTCTGCCAAAGCCTGTAAATACAGTAGTTGTCGATGCGTATAGCGTTCTTGTACGCAATGCTACATCATTAAGGCTAAGCATCGTTGCTGCAAGTTGTTCAGAACGTCCTACAACATTAGCAATTTGGTTTTCTAAATCTTGAAAATCAGAAGACACTTTAGTGAGTCCTGCAAAGGCTCCGCCAAACGCAACTGCACCAAATGCAGCTTTTAAATTACCAGCAAGACCTACTGCGAGATCATTAATACTTCTTAATGAATCACCAGTTTTATCTAAAGATTTGTTTACTTTTAAATCACTTGATTTATTTAAAAATGAACCAGTAAATGTTTTATCTGTCTTAGTTAACGTATCTTTAAAATTACTAGATTCTTTATTTAATTTACTAATACTTTCTGTAGGCTTTTTACCAATTTCTTTTGATAAAGAACCTTCAGTTAGCGCTTTTTCTATATTATTTGTGTTCTGAGATATCTTGGCCAGAGATCTTGCTAAAGCATCAATACTACCCTGTGCCTTGTCAACTTTAGCCTCGATATCAATTACGATACCTGTCATTTGTTTTCTCCATAAAAAACCCCTCCACTAATACCATAAAGGTAATAATAAAGGGGTGTTATTAATTAGGTGTTACGATAACACCATTCGCGTTAACGTTTCCATTAGCTAACAAAGTTCTCTCAATAAAATGAGAAGGTGCTTGTTTACTTGAGCCAGCATTCAACTCCTCTATATATTCAACTTCATTAACTATTTTTCCATCTTGAAGTTTCCAACCATCACGTGCTCTTCCCGTGTCTACTGGAGTTGCTTCTTTTAACGCTTCTATTAATTTTAAAGATTCACGCTCTAAGATAGTTTTAGATCTTTTTGCTAGTTCGGCTCTAAAATCAAGATTTATTTTTACAGTCATAATTTAAGAGTCTCCCCACCAACTGCTCCAGCTATTTTCTGGAAGAATCCAGAACGTTTAAAGTTACTAGGGCTGAGTGCATTATCTTGTCTATCTTCTGATTTACTATTATAAATTGCATCCAATGAAGAAAACAAATTCCAAGGCTTCTCTTTAACGCCCTGTGCTTGTATTAATTTAGCCGCTCTATCATCTGCCCTCCATTCATATGGCCTACGCTCAAAGTAGTTAAGCCACCCTAAGAATTCATCATAAGGCATTTCATCTACCATTTTATACACAGGCATCTTTAAATGAAAAGCTATTTCATAGATAGGTAAATCATTATCACTTAGTTTTACTTTCCCGCGTCAGAGCCTTGACCTAGGCCTGAATACTTCATAATTTCATTAGATAATTTAGACAATTCATCCATCGGGAAATTATCGAATTCTGAATCATCAAGGTCCGAACCGCCTTCAACAGCAGAACGAATAACAGTCTTTAAGAGTTCTAAACCAGCTGAATCATCTTTTTCGATATTAGCAGCTTTAGACTGAATTTCTAGCACTTCTGCAACAGTAAGCTTAGAAATCTTAACATCACTGTTTAAGAATTTAACTGTTTTGGTCATACGTTGGCCAACTAAGTTTTTGATACCTTTTGCTTCTGACATATTACTTACCTTGATTAATTTTGCGTTCATCTAGTTGTGCTCGCATTTGATGTAAAATTGAAAGTGCTTCGAAAGCTTCAGTCTTCTTGTCTGGAGATAACGAAGCATCTTTTGTTCTTTCGAATGTTTTATTAATACTAATATCGATGCTTTTGAGCATATGTTTGACAGTGATGCCAATAACATACTCCAAGCTGAATGGTTTATCCTGAGCCATTTTTATTCCTAATGTTATATAAAGCAAGGGAGCGCTAACTCCCTTGCATAATTAATATCGCTTACGCGGCAGCGCCTACAGTGTATGCACCGCGAATATCAGATTGTACTGTGATTGTCAATTTAGCAGACAATGCATCAGTCAAACTTGGAGTTACTTCTAACGCTTCAAATTTACCTAAGAAGTAGTAAGAAGAGTTACCTACTGAACCAATAGAGTTGTCATCACCGGTAGCGTTAGCAACTGATAAGTAACCTTCTGGTTCTAATGCTAATAAAGAGAATCTGAATAGATAAATATTACCATCATTAATATATATTTTTGATTTAGCAAAGGTACCAGCAGTAGCGCCTTCAATAGATAAAAATGAATCAGCCCATAAGCCTGGAACATAGTTCAAGGTGATTTCCATTGTAGGAGAGTCTGCTTGACCTTGAATTTGTTTAGAAGTTTTAGCACCATATTCAGGTACTTTAACGACGTTAGCTGGTGTACCAATAGCTGGAAATTCTTTGATGTGCGTAATGCGAATAAATTGACCTGCAGCAGGTGTACCAACATCAGTAGGTCCGGCTTCTGTGGCAAAATGTGTAACTGGGCCATCAACAATAGCTGTAAGGTTTGCGGTAGTTTTTGCCATAGAACTCACAGACAAATCTGTGAACATTGCAGCGCCAATAGAAGAAATGTGTGCCATTTTTTAATTCCTTTAAATTTAAGTAGAACTTCCGAAGAAGTTGAAAGTAATTGTGTAGGTACTTTTGTGAATAACTGGTAAAGCTTTATCAGGGCCTACATGCGTAAGACTGCTTATACCAAATTGTGTAACGCCAGAACCTGTAGTCTTAGATTTGTTTACTAAGTATTTATCTAAGACATCTGCTATTACCATAGCACGTCTTGTGCCAGAGCCTGCAGCTATAAAAATATCAATTATGAGAATGCCTGCTAATGAGTATCTATTTATAGGTTTTCCACTAGGTATCACTGATACACGAATAAATTCATCATTAGTAGTATTCATAACTACAAAATTTGTCGGGAATGTTTTTATATTTTCAGCTTTCCATCCATTAGACGAAAATACTGAGTAAACGTCTTTTTCTAATAATTCATATTTGCCCATAATTATACCTCATGATAAAGTTCAACAACTGAAATATGATTGTTTGAAGTAATCACATTACCAAGATGCCATTTATCACTACCTATATACACATGGTCTGTCATCGAAAACGGCCCAACTTCTTTTGTTTTAAACATAATAGTCATCGTTTTCGCTTCTGTAGTTTTAGACGTTTTTGTAATAATTATTTTTGTCGTTATTGAAGGTATAGTCGTATCATTAACTTCACCAGTGCTAAAGTCAAATTCAGAATTAACTGTTTTTGTAAACACTGCTTCAATAGCCAAGTCCTTAGCTGCATTAAATGCTTTATTTAGCTGGACACCAATTAATGAATTATAAGCCATTAATTAGCCCTCCACCATGTTCTCTTACCACTATTCCGGAGTAATGGTTTGATGAGTGTCTTTGCAACCATGGGGATTTTATCCGCAGGTCTAATCACACTAAGTTTAATGCCACTAAGTTCTAAATCTTTAATTAAGCCTGTATTGTCTAAGAGTCCGTCATTATTTAATAAATGATAAGCTAACTCATAAGTAGCTTTAATGACTCTTTGATCAACAACAGTAGAAACTAAAGAAACAAGTATACCAAGCTTAGGATCAAAATATTCACCATCTTTACGGGGATGAGCAAGTGACTGAGCTGAATCTGTAGCTACTCCGATCCAATCCAATTCATCCAACATAAAAGTAGCAGTGCATAGGGCTTGTTCTTTCTGAAGAGCAGGAGCATCAGTCCATGCCGCTACATCTAGTCTGTTCTCAAAATAAGTACTGGCCTCAGTTACGGTAGCATTTGAATTAACACCTTTAACTAGTGCCATAACCTACTCCTTAAGAATGGAATACAGGTAAGATACCTAATGATAATGCAGAAGCTGTTTTACGTGTCCATGTACCACGTGCGTTAGCAATAGTACCAGTTGCAGTCAATGCTTTAGAAGTACCGCTTTCAACAACACCCATGTAATTTGCATCAGATGGGAATTCAGTTTTAGCACCATTCCAATCGTAACCAGCAGGAGATAATACATAACCCCAACGATTCCAAATAGAAGTTGTACCACCACCTTTGTATTTGTTAGCGTCACGGTAAACTTCAACTGAATCAGGAACCGTCAACTGTTCCATTGCAATCGCACCTGGCAATACAATGAATGAAGTTTTCTTATTAGCAGCAAAAGTAGTTGCAGCACCAACGCCAGCACCAGTACGTAACATTGTTAATTCAGCAGCAGAAAGCGACTGAGCAGCACGTGTAGTGA